CAAACAACGATATTACTGAGTTTTCAGTTAATATGAGATTGTACGATGATAAACGAAGAGAAATGATGACTATTGAAAATGATATTCAATTAGGTCAACATGACATTCGTATAATATCAGGTTCAACTTTACCTAGCAACAAGGTAGCTGAATACAACATGTATCTTGATGCTTATAAGCTTGGACTGGTAGATGATGTCGAGGTTTTAAAGAAAACTGAAATCTTTGACAAAGAAGGTGTTCTTCAAAGAAAAGGTCGTATGGCACAAATGCAACAGTATATTACACAGCTTGAAAATCAAGTGAAGAAGCTAAGTGGAGATTTACAAACATCTGAACGTGAGATGGTATCAGCTAGAAAACGCTCAGAAGTTGAGAAGTTTAAATCTGAATTAAGTGAGATTTCTCATTCCACTAGAGCTAAAGAAAAAGAAAAGGTAATGAGACTAGACAACATGATTGCTAATATGGAAGGCTCTTTGGAGGAAAATGAAAATAACGAGCCTGGTTCAGAGTCTTAGACTAAATCAGGGTTAGGAGAAAAAAATAAATGGCACAAGAACAAGAACAACAACAGGTTGAACAGCAAGACCCAATTGTAGAATCTACAGTGGAACAACAAGTTTCATTGCAAGAAGAAGCCGTAGAAGAAGGTGTGGAAGCATCTGAATCTGTAGACTGGGAAGCAGAAGCTAAAAAATTTCAATCCATGTATGATAAAAAGGTTGCAGAGCACGAAAATTTGAAACAAGACAGCAATGACTTACTTCAACTAAGAGATGCATTATCTGAAAAACCTGAATTAGTCAACATGCTTGAAAAAGGACTTTCTGGAGAATCTGTTGAGGGCAACGAAGCTGAGGTAAGTACAACCCCAGATAACTTTGACCCTTGGGACGCCTACTACAAGCCTGACTCAGAATCTTACAAATTTAGAGTAAATAATGAGAAAAAGCTTGTACACGAAACAGTAGATAATGAACTGGCTAAACTACGCAATCAAATGGCGATGAATAACTTAAAAACAGAATTGGTTAGTAAGCACAATTTAGGTGCAGATGACGCAGAAAAGTTTTTGCAGTTTGCTACAACACCAAAAGCTAACTTACCTATTGAAACACTTATTAAAGTGTGGAAAGAAGGAGAAGGCAAAGGTGCTAAAACAAGCGAAAACATGGAAGCAGTCAAAAAAACAAAGTCAATTCCCAAACCAGCTGGAGTCCTTCAAGGTGGAGAACAACCTCGACCTTCTGAAGAAGACGAAGTTTGGAGTAGAGTTATGAGCGCTAGTAAAAGCGGTAGTATAGTCTAAACTAACTAAGAGGTAAATAAAATGGCTTTTAATCAAGGAATATTGAAGTCATCAGTAATCACAGCACAATCTGCAGATGCAGGTGTAGGAACAAGACCTGACGTTAGACGTTTATATGATTTCTCTGATAGAGTTGCAGAACTTATGCCAGAGGAGTCACCTTTTTTCGTCTATCTTAGTCAAGTTGCTAAACAAGCTACAGATGATTCTGTTTTCAGATACTTAGAAAATAGAACTGTAACTAACTACACTGCACGTAACTTCAGCCTAGCGGCACAAGTAAACGGCGGTTCAGCAGTGAGTCAAGGTGAATTACATGACTTTACAGTAGATGATGCAGCAGGCGGTTCAATTGGCTTCCTTACAAAAGGAATGGTAATTGCAATAGCTTCTGTTGATTCAACAGCTGGTTATGGACAAGTTTTAGTTAGAGTTGAGTCTGCACCAAACGTACAATCAGCAAACACTACCTTCTCAGGTAGAATTGTTGATGTGTCAAACGCAAATGTATCTGGATACAATGTATTAGCTGACAATGACGCATGTCAAATTGTTGGTACATCATTCGAAGAAGGAACAGGTTCACCTGATACTTTCTCAGACACAATTGAAGATGACTTTGGTTATACTCAAATCTTTAAAACAGCTTGTGAATTAACCAACACAGCTATAGCTACAAGATATCGTGGCTATGCAAACGAGTTCGAAAGAATTTGGGCTCAAAAATTACGTGAACACAAAGTAGACATCGAAAGAGCTATGCTTTTCGGTCAAAAAGCTCGTGTGAACGGAGTACAATACACTGAAGGGCTAGTTGGACACATTGTTAAAAATGTAAATCCAGTAGTAGATAACTCAGCTTTTTCATATGATTCTGGAAATGCATACTACAGAAGTGTTGCACAATCAGAACTTACATATGACAGATTACTATCTGACTTAGAGGTTATCTTTGACCCAGCAAGAGGCGGAGCAAGTGAAAAACTTGTTATGGCTTCTTTACCAGTAATCTCATTCTTTAACAAACTAGGCGGAGATGCATTCTTATCACAGTCGCTTGCTTACAACAGAAATGCTGCGGAGCAAGGTACACCGACTGCGACAGGAACAAATCAATCACCATATAGAATGAACATGGGAGCAGTAGCAGGACAGTTTGGTCACTCCTTAATGGAAATCAACACTATCCACGGTTCTCTATTCTTGGTGAAAGAACCTCTATTTAGAGGTATTGCTAGTGGATTCATGCTTATGGCTGATATGTCTAAATTGGCATACAGACCATTAGTCGGTAACGGTTTAAATCGTGATACTCAAATCATGACAAACGTACAAAATGCGGATGAAGATTTGAGAAAAGACATGATTATGACTGAAGCTGGTCTTGAAATCACACTTCCTGAATGTCACGCTCTATACAATGTGGAGGGATTATAAAATGGCAAGAGGTAGTATATTAGAAAAAAATAGTGGTAATGGTGGATATTTATTACCAGTTGAAAAAGTAACTGCAGCTAAAACTTTAGACGCAGTAAAAGATAGTGGTAAAGTTCTTACCCTTGACGCAGCTGGTGGTGCATATCAAATCGACTTACCTACAACTTTAGAAGTTGGTACTCAGTACAAACTTATCGTTGATGAAGATA